ATGCATGCTGAACGCGGGCGCGTTTTGCTGACGCAGAAATTTGCCGATCTGAGCTTGAGCGGCATTGCCGGCGACGGGCGGTTTTCAGGCTATGCCAGCGTGTTCGGCGAGGTGGATCTCGGCCGCGACGTGATCGAGCCGGGGGCCTTTCGCCATTCGCTGATGAAGCGCGGGGCGGCCGGCGTGCGCATGCTGTTCCAGCATGATCCGGCCGAGCCGATCGGCGCCTGGCGGGTGCTGCGCGAGGATGGGCGCGGGCTCTATGTCGAGGGGCAATTGTCGCCCGGCGTGGCGCGGGCCCGCGAGGTGCATGCGCTGATGAAGAGCGGCGCGCTGGACGGGCTGTCGATCGGCTTCCAGACCGTCAGGGCCCGCGCCGACGGGGGCGGCACGGCCGGCAAGAGGCCCGGCAAGGGCTCCGGCGTACGCCGCATTCTCGAGGCCGATCTCTGGGAAATTTCCGTCGTGACCTTTCCGATGGCGCCATCGGCCAGGGTCTCGAACGTCAAGCATGCGCGGTTTTTCCGCGACACGGAAACCGAGCTGCTGCGCACCATGCGCCGCGCCGCTCGGCTGATGGCCATCACCAACTTCAAATGAGGAGCAGCAGCATGACCAGGCAGATGACGACCGTGGCACCGGAGGTGAAAGCCGTGCCCGAAACCATGACGGCAGCCTTCGAGGATTTCATGCAAGCCTTCGAGGCCTTCAAGGATGCCAACGACCAGCGGCTCGGCGAAATCGAACACAAGCTGGTGGCCGACGTGGTGACCCGCGACAAGGTGGAGCGCATCAACAAGGCGGTCGACGAGCAGTCGCGGCTGCTCGACCAGCTGGCGCTGAAGAAGCTACGCCCGGCGCTCGGCCGCAGCGGTCAGGCCACGGTGGACGACACCGAGCGCAAGGCAGCCTTCGAGGCCTATATCCGCCGCGGCGACGAGGCGGGTCTGCGCGAGCTGGAGGCCAAGGCCCTGCAATCGGGCGTGGCCGGCGACGGCGGCTATCTGGTGCCCGAGGAGACCGACAGCGAGATCGGCCGGCGCCTGTCGGTGGTCTCGCCGATCCGGGCGCTGGCAACGGTGCGCCAGGTCTCCGGCGCCGTGCTGAAGAAGCCGTTCGCGCCGGCCGGCATGGCGTCGGGCTGGGTGGCCGAGACGGCAGCCCGCCCGCAGACCGGCACGCCGGAGCTGGCCGAGCTGTCGTTTCCGACCATGGAGCTCTATGCCATGCCGGCGGCGACGCAAGGCCTGCTCGACGATGCGGCGGTCGACATCGAGGCGTGGATCTCCAGCGAGGTCGACATCGCCTTTGCCGAGCAGGAGGGCGCGGCCTTCGTCGCGGGAGACGGCATCAACAAGCCGAAGGGTTTTCTCGCTTATGACACGGTGGCCGACGGAGCCTGGGAATGGGGCAAGATCGGCTACAAGCCGACCGGCACGGCCGGCGGTTTTGCGGCAAGCGGCCCCTCCGACATCCTGATCGACACGGTCTATGCCTTGAAGGCCGGCCATCGCCAGAACGCCCATTTCGTCATGAACCGCAAGACGCAAGGGGCGATCCGCAAGTTCAAGGATGCCGACGGCAACTATCTCTGGCAACCGCCCGGCGGCGTCGGCCAGCCGGCCTCGCTGATCGGTTTTCCGGTGACCGAGGCCGAGGACATGCCGGATGTCGCGGCCAATGCGCTTGCCATCGCGTTTGGCGATTTCCGCGCCGGCTACCTGGTGGTCGACCGCACCGGCGTGCGCGTGCTGCGCGACCCCTACAGCGCCAAACCCTATGTGCTGTTCTACACCACCAAACGCGTCGGCGGCGGCGTGCAGAATTTCGAGGCGATCAAGCTGGTGAAGTTTGCCGCGGGTTGAGGGGTGGGGCTCGATTTTTGCGAGGGCTGCCCCTCATCCCCGGCGCAACGGGTTGCGCCTGACCTGCCGGCACCTTCTCCCCATGAACGGGGGAGAAGGCATATGCCGCACCGGCTGTGTCTTATTGTGCCTCAGCGGTCCACGTCCCCTCTCCCCGCTTGCGGGGAGAGGGTCAGGGTGAGGGGCAAGGCGCAAGGCGCCACCAGGCCGCTCCCATCTTCCATCAATCCATGTTCCGGAGACATCCATGACCTATGCCCTGATCGCGCCGCCCGGCGCGGAGCCGTTGACGCTTGGCCAGGTGAAGGCCCATCTGCGTGTGGATGGGGACGACGAGGATCAGCTGCTGCAGAGTCTCATCGTCACGGCGCGCGAGCATCTGGAGCGCGAGACCGGGCTGTGCCTGTTGACCCAGGCGCTCAGGCTTTATCTCGACCGCTGGCCGCGCGACGGGGTGATTCCGATTGCGAGGGGACCGGTGCAAGGGATTCAAACCGTTACGGTTTATGAGGCCGACGGCACGCCTCTTCAGGTATCGCTTGAAGATCACCTGCTGGATGGCCAGAGCCGGCCGGCGCGGCTCTGGCTGCGCGATCCGCCGCGGCCGGGCCAGAGCCTGAACGGCATCGAGATCGACTTTCGCGCCGGTTATGGCGATGCCGGCACCGACGTGCCGGACACGCTGCAGCGCGCCATGCTGCTGCATGTGGCCGAGATGTTTGCCTATCGCGGCGTCGTCGATGCGAGGGACCAGCCGGCCGGGGTGCCGCGTGGTTACGAGCGGCTGATCGCGCCTTTCTGCCGGCGGGGGCTCTGACCATGGGTATGATCGAGATCGACCCCGGCGGCCTGACGGCGCGGCTGGCCCTGCAGGCGCCGGTGACGGTGCCCGACGGGCAGGGCGGCGCGGCGATCGGCTTCGAGGTGCTGGCCCTGATCTGGGCGCGCATCGAGCCGCGGCTGGTGACGGTGACGGAACAGGCCGGCGCCGAGACGGTGACCGTGACTCACGACATCTGGATCCGCCAGCGCGCCGGTGTTGCGGCCGGCATGCGCTTCGTCAAGGGCGGAAGGATCTTTGCCGTCAAGGCGGTGCACGACCCCGACGAGACGGGGCGATATCTCGTCTGTCGCTGCGAGGAGGAGGGGCGATGAGCGCCGTCAACGAATTGCTGCAGGCCGTTCACGCGCGGCTCTCCGGCGATGCGGCGCTGACGGCGCTGATCGGCACGGCCGGCATCCACGACCGGCGGCTCTCCAAGGCGGCGCTGCCCACTCTGGTGATCGGTAGCATCGAGGCGCGCGACTATTCGACGGGCACCGAGATGGGGTGCGAATGTTTGCTCAGCCTCGAGGCCTGGTCGGCGAGCGGGCGGCGCGAGGCGGAAGAAATCGCCGGCCTGGTGCGCGGGCTGCTCGACGATGCCGACCTGGCGCTGCCGAGCGCGGTGCTGGTCAGTCTCGCGCATCGCAAGACGGTCAGCCGGCGCGAGGTGAAGACGGCGCTGTTCGTGGCGGAGATGCAGTTTCGGGCGGTGTTGGAGGTGGGGTGAGGGGACGTCACGGGATGAGGCTTTGTAACGGCCCGTGTTGTGACCCTGCCCCTCACCCTAACCCTCTCCCCGCAGGCGGGGAGAGGGGACGAGGTCGAGGATGCCGCTCGGGTATCGGGAGCGTCGGCTTGCGTTGCGTCGAGTGCCGAGTTTTCGGGAGCATTGGGCGGTGCGGCCTATGCCTTCTCCCCGTTTACGGGGAGAAGGTCGCGGCAGCGGGATGAGGGGCACGTGGTATCCTAGACCTAAGCCACCCGCGCTCGCCGCGCCATCAGCGCGAGACCGGCGATACAGGCCAGCGCGGTGATCGCCAGCAGCGCCAGCGCCACGAGGGCGGTGGTGGCGCCCTGGCGGTCGAGCAGGGCGGTGAACAGCACCGGGGCGGCGGCGTTGGCGAGGTTCTGCGGCAGCGACAGGTGGGCTGATTGCTGGGCGAAGCGGCTGGCGGAAAAGAAGCTGAGCGGCAAGAGGACGCGCGACAGGGTGGCGATACCCGAGCCGAAACCGTAGAGCGCGATGAACAGCCAGAGCATCGAGGTCTGGCCATCCGCCAGGAGCAGCGCCACCATGGCCATGACCAGGAAGGCCGAGCCGACCAGGCCGGTCAACACCGGCGAGCTGCGCTTGCCGATCAGGACATCGACGGCGCGGGCCGCAATGCCAAGTACGGAGCGCAGCGAGCCAAGCTGCAGGGCAAGCGCCGGCGAGGCGCCGGAGACCTGCAGGATATGGATCAGCGACGGCGACAGGCCGAAGGTAATCAGGCTGAAGATCGAAGTGGAAACCGCAATCAGCAGGAAGGCAAGCACCGACTGGCGCGGCGTGAGCGCCAGCGGCTCGGTATCGGCGGCGCTCGACTGCTCGGCGCTGCGGACCTCGGGTTTGGAGAGCGCCAGGGCATGCAGCGGCAGGCAGACCAGAAGCTGGGCGCCGGCGGCAAGCATAAGCGTCAGGCGCCAGCCGAACTGCTGGTCGAGCAGGCTGAGGATCGGCCAGCAGACGGCAGACGACAGGCCGGCGAAGATCATCAGCATGCCGATGCTGCGCTTGGCACCGGCCCCTTCGTGCTCGACGACGGCGGTATAGGCCGGCACCGACAGGCCGAAGGCGCCGCCCAACCCGATCACCAGCCAGGCGCCAAGATAAAGGGCCGGCCCCTGGGCGAGGCTGAGCAGTAGAAGGCCGGATGTCATCAGGCAGGAGCCCACTGAGAGGATGCGCGAGGCGCCGTGTCGGGCCAAGAGCCGCCCGGTCTGCGGGCTGGCAAAGGCCAGCACCAGCATCATCACGGTCAGGCCGAGAAAGATCATTTCCATGCTCAAACCGAGATCGTCGGCAATGCGCCGGCCAAGCACGCCCGGCATGTCGAAGGTCGTGCCCCAGCCGAGGATCTGGCTGACCGACAGCAGGGCAATCAGCCCGGCGCGCGGCAGCCGGCGAGGCAGAGAGAGGGGCATGAGGATGATTCCGGTGAACGGTCTGGCGGGCGTTTTTCCTTAAGGCAAAACGGCGGCGGGTGGAACGGGGAATCTGTTGTCGTGCTTCTCCTGTGAGGTGCAGTGCGTTCCACCAGATTTGTCGGGGAATTGCTGCCCGTATGAGGCGGGTTATCACCTACGCAAGAAAACCCCTCCCCACAAGGGGGAGGGCTTAACCCTGCCGCACCGTCGATGAATGGAAGCGAGCGGTTTCCGCGAAGTTTTCTCCCTCCGTGTGGGGGAGATGGCCGGCAGGCCAGAGAGGGTCTTTTTCTATTTTTGTTGTCGAAAGGACGGAGACGATGGTGGCGCAGAAGGGCAAGGACCTTTTGATCAAGGTGCATGACGGCAATGCCTATGTGACGGTGGCGGGGTTGCGGACCCGGAAACTGAGCTTCAATGCGCAGACCGTCGATGTGACCGATGCCGAAAGTGCCGGGCGCTGGCGTGAGCTTTTGGGTGGGGCGGGGGTGCAGCGCGCGGCGCTGTCGGGGGCCGGGTTGTTCAAGGACCAGGCCTCCGACGAGCTTGTGCGCGCGGCGTTTTTCAATGCGGCGATCCTGTCGCTGCAGGTGGTGATCCCGTCGTTTGGCGCCGTGACCGGGCCGTTCCAGATCTCGGCGCTCGAGTATTCCGGCCAGCATGACGGCGAGCTGCAGTTCGAGATCGCCCTGGAATCGGCCGGCAGCCTGGCCTTCGGGGCGGCCTGATGGGCGGCCGGCATATGAGTGGCCGCGCCAATCGCCATCGCGGCGAGGTCGAGGCTGTGATCGACGGCGAGCGGCGCATACTGTGCCTGACGCTCGGCGCGCTGGCGGAGCTGGAGACGGCCTTCGCAGCGGAAAGCCTCGGCGATCTCGCCCGGCGGTTTTCCTCCGGCCAGCTGAAATCGGCGGATATGATCCGCATCCTCGGCGCTGGCCTGCGCGGCGCCGGCAATTGCTTTTCCGACGACGAAGTGGCCGGCATGGCGGTCGAGGGCGGCATTGCCGGCAGCGCCCGGGTGGTCGGCGATCTGCTGACGGTGACCTTTGCCGGCGACGAAGGGGCAAACCGCCCGAACCCTTGAGGGCCGCAGCGGCGGAGGCGGGCGGGACGATCGGACGCGGCGACGCGGCCGGACATGCCCCCATTGCGGGGCTAGACCCTTCGCCCTTTCCCTGGGGGCCGGCTTTGCATGCCGGGCTCTGCCTGCTGCGGCTTGATCCCACTGTTTTCTGGGCGCTCAGCCCGCGCGAATTTGCCGCCATGACGGGGGCCTTTGCGCCGCGCCGCGGCCATCCGCAACGGGCGGAGCTTAACGCGCTGATGGCGCGGTTCCCCGACGAGGCTTGAGGCCGACGAACCCTGAGGAGCAAAAAAATGGATGAGGATGACGGGCTGGCCGTGGCGGTGACGCTCGATGCCAGCGGTGTGACCAGCGTGCTCGACGATCTGGAGGCGCGCTCGCAGAGGTTTGGCCAGGCGCTGACCGGCGCGCTGAAGGGTGCCACGGTGGGCGGCAAGGATCTGGAGGAGACCCTGCGCTCGGTCGGCAACCGGCTGGCCGATATTGCCCTGTCAGCGGGGCTGAAGCCGTTGGAAAGCGCGCTGAGCTCGCTGGTGAGCGGACTGACCGGCAGTCTCGGTTCGCTGTTTGCCTTTGCCGATGGCGGCGTGCCGGGGCGGGTGACGCCGTTTGCCAGCGGCGGCGTGGTGTCGACGCCGACCTATTTCAACATGGGCAGCGATCTCGGCCTGATGGGCGAGGCGGGCTCGGAGGCGATCCTGCCGCTGAAGCGCGGGTCCGACGGGGCGCTCGGCGTCGCCAGCACCGGCGGCGGCGGTACGGTGATCCAGTTCAATGTGACGGCAACGGATGCGGCGAGCTTCAGGAAGAGCGAGGCGCAGATCTCCGCCATGCTGGCCCGCACCGTGCGGCGCGGCCAGCGCAGTCTTTAAGGGAGGAGGCCTGACATGAGTGAGAGTTTTCACGAGGTGCGGTTTCCGCTGAGGCTGTCGCTGGCCACCAGCGGCGGGCCGGTGCGGCGCACCGATATCGTCAACCTGTCGAACGGCCGCGAGGCCCGCAACCGGCGCTGGGCGAATTCTCGCCGCGCCTATGACGCCGGATCGGGCGTGCGGTCGCTGGCCGATCTCTATGCGGTGCTGGATTTCTTCGAGGCGCGCGGCGGCTCGCATGTCGGCTTCCGCTTTCGTGATCCAGTCGATGGCAATTCGGCCCGCCCCGGCGTGGCGGTGACGGCGCTCGACCAGCGCCTCGGCACGGGCGACGGCGCCGCGGCGACCTTCCAGCTGGTGAAGACCTATGGCGATGCGGCGGGCAGTTGGACGCGGACGATTGCTAAGCCGGTCGAGGGATCGGTGATCGTTTCGGTGGCCGGCACGGTGCTGCCGACGGGCGCCTATGGCTGCGACCCCGAGACGGGGCTGGTGACGCTGGGTGAGGACTTTATTCCTGTGTCCGGGCAGGCCGTCATGGCCGGCTTCGAATTTGATGTGCCGGTGCGCTTTGACACCGATCGGCTCGATCTGAATGTCGAGGCCTTCAATGCCGGCCGCATTCCGACCATTCCGCTGCTGGAGATCCTGCCATGAGACCGATACCGGACGGACTGGCCGGCCATCTGGCCAATGATGCGACAACACTCTGCCATTGCTGGCGGGTGACGCGCCGTGACGGCACGGTTCTGGGCTTTACCGATCACGACCGCGATCTGGTGACGGTGGGCACGGTGTTTCAGGCGGCGAGCGGCTTTGCGGCGAGCGACACGGAGGAGGAAGGCGGACTGTCGGTGCCGACGAGCGAGGTGTCGGGCGGCTTTTCGAGCGCGGCGATTGCCGAGGCCGACCTGATTTCAGGGCGCTATGACGGGGCGCGGGTCGAGGTCTTTCTGGTCAACTGGCAGGCACCGGGCCAGCATCTGCTGCTGAAGGTGCAGGAGATCGGCGAGGTCAAGCGCGAGGCGGAGCAGTTTTCCGCCGAGCTGCGCAGCTTTGCCCATCGGCTGACCCAGGAGCAGGGGCGGATTTTCAGCCGGCGCTGCGATGCGGCGCTCGGCGACGAGCGCTGCGGCGTCGATCTCGAGGCGCCGGGGCGCAGCGCCGACGGCGTCGTAACGGCGGTCGAGGCCGGTGACCGGATTGTGGTCTCGGGGCTTGCCGGCTTTGCCGACGGGTATTTTCGCCACGGGCGGCTGACGCTGAGCAATGGGGCCAATGCCGGCGTGACGGCGGATATCGACGATAGCAGGGTAGCGGGCGGCGGTATGCTGCTGGTGCTGTGGCTGCCCTTGGAAACGCTGCCGGAGCCGGGCGATGCGGTGCAGGTGACGGTCGGCTGCGACAAGGCGTTTGCCACCTGCCGCGAAACCTTTGCCAACCAGGTCAATTTCCGCGGCTTTCCCCATATGCCGGGCAGCGACTTTGCCTATTCCTATGCGGATGGCGAAACCACCCATGACGGATCGGTGCTGTTTGAATGAGCGCGATCGGCAACCAAGTGCTAGTGGCGGCCGAGCAGTGGATCGGCACGCCCTATCGCCATCAGGCCTCACGACGTGGCGTCGGCTGCGACTGTCTCGGCCTGGTGCGCGGCATCTGGCGGGATCTCTATGGCGAGGAGCCGGAATTGCCGCCGCCCTATGCGCCGGACTGGGCCGAGCGTAGCGGCGAGGACCGGCTGATCGCTGCCGCCGAGCGGCATTTTGTGACGGTCGCGGGGATCGGCGCGGCCGAGCCGGGCGATCTGCTGCTGTTTCGCTTCCGCCCGCACTATGCCGCCAAGCATGCCGGCATCCTGGCCGGGCCGGAGCATTTCATCCACGCCTATGAGCAGGCCGCAGTGATCCGCTCGGCGCTGGTGCCGGCCTGGCGCCGCCGGGTGGTCGGCGTCTATCGTTTTCCGGAGATCTGAGCATGGCAACCATTCTCTTCCAGGCGGCCGGTGCGGCGCTTGGCGGCATTTTCGGCCCGGTCGGCGCGATGATCGGCCGGGCGGCGGGAGCACTGGCCGGCAATGCCATCGACCGCAGCCTGATCGGCGGTTCGACGGTGTCCGGCTCGCGCCTGTCGACGGCGCGCATTCCCGGTGCCAGCGAGGGCACCGCGATCAACCGGCTCTATGGCACGGCGCGCATCGGCGGCACGCTGATCTGGGCGACGCGGTTTGAAGAAGAGGTGACGACCGAACGCTCCGGCAGCAAGGCGAGCGGCAGCAAAGTCAAGACATACAATTATTTCGCCAATATCGCCCTCGGCCTCTGCGAAGGGCCGGTCGCTTCGATCCGCCGCGTCTGGGCTGACGGGAGCGAACTCGATCTGACCGAAATCGAGATGCGGTTTTATCGCGGCAGCGAGACGCAAGGTCCCGACCCGCTGATCGAGGCCAAACAGGGCGAGGGCCGGGCGCCGGCCTATCGCGGGCTTGCCTATGTGGTGTTCGAACGGCTGCCGCTCGACACGTTCGGCAACCGCATTCCGGTTCTGCAATTCGAGGTGCTGCGGCCGGTCGGGCGGCTGGAGCGGCAGATCCGGGCGATCACGCTGATCCCCGGCGCCACCGAGCATGGCTATGCGACGACGGCGGTCAGCGAAAAGACCGGAGAGGGCAGCGCCCGCATCGTCAACCGCAACACGCTGACGGCGGCGACCGACTGGCAGGCGGCGCTTGACGAGCTGCAGGCGCTCTGCCCCCATCTCGACCATGTGGCGCTGGTGGTCAGCTGGTTCGGCACGGACCTGCGGGCCGAACAGTGCCGCATCGTGCCGGGCGTCGAAGTGGCAAGCCGCGACGATGAAAGCCGGCCTTGGCGGGTCTGCGGCATCGCGCGCGGCGCGGCGCATGTCGTCAGCCGGAACGATGGCGGACCCGCTTATGGCGGCACGCCGGACGATGCAAGCGTCATCGAGGCGATCGCCGACCTGAAGGCGCGCGGGCTGAAGGTCTTTCTCTATCCCTTCGTGATGATGGACATACCAGTCGGCAATGGACTGCCCGACCCCTATGGGGCGGGCGAGCAGGCAAGCTATCCCTGGCGCGGCCGCATCACCTGCCATCCGGCACCGGCACGTCCCGGCAGTCCGGACCGGTCGGCCGCGGTCGGCGAGGCGGTCGACAGTTTCTGCGGGCAGGCCGAGGCCGGCGATTTCACCGTCTCGGGCACATCGGTGCGTTTCAATGGCGACGACGAGGGCTACCGCCGCCTGGTGCTGCATTACGCCCTGCTGGCGCAGGCCGCGGGCGGCGTTGACGGCTTCATCATCGGCTCGGAACTGCGTGGGCTGACGACCCTGCGCGATGGGATGGACGGCTTTCCTTTCGTGGCGCGGCTGGCGAGCCTGGCTGCGGACGTGCGCGCCATTCTCGGCAGCGCCGCCCAGCTGACCTATGGCGCCGACTGGAGCGAATATTTCGGCTATCAGCCGCAGGACGGATCGGGCGACGTCTATTTCCATCTCGACCCGCTCTGGGCCAATCCAGCCATCGATGCGGTCGGCATCGACAATTACATGCCGCTGGCCGACTGGCGGGACGCGGACCTGACTGCGGCAAACCCGGACGGCTTTCGCATCGCCGATGATGTTGCTGCGATGCGCGGCCAGATCGACGCCGGCGAGGGATTCGACTGGTATTATGCAAGCGCTGCTGATCGCGACAGCCGGACGCGGTCCGCTATTACCGATGGTCTGGCCGGCAAGCCCTGGGTCTATCGTTACAAGGATATCGAGGGCTGGTGGACCAACCGGCACTATGACCGCAGCGGCGGGGCGGAAAGCGAAACGCCGAGTGCCTGGCTGCCGCGCATGAAGCCGGTCTGGCTGACCGAGCTTGGTTGTCCTGCGGTCGACAAGGGCGCAAACCAGCCGAATGTCTTCGTCGATCCGAAATCGGCTGAAAATGCGCTGCCGTATTTTTCCTCCGGCCAGCGCTCCGACAGCATGCAGCGGCGCTTTCTGGAGGCTCATCACGGCTGGTGGAGCGGCACACAAGTGCCGGACGGCATGGTCGATCCTGAGCGGATCTTTGTCTGGACCTTTGACACGCGGCCCTATCCGGCCTTTCCGCAGGATCTCGACATCTGGGCCGATGGCGACAATTGGCGAAGCGGCCATTGGCTGAACGGGCGGCTGGGAACCGCGACGCTCGCCGATACGATTTCAGGCATTCTCGACGACCATGGCTTCGAGGATTATGATGTCTCGGCGGTCGGCGGCGATCTGGGCGGCTATGTGCAGGGCGAGGTGACCTCGGCGCGCAGCCTGATCGAGCCGCTGATCGATGCCTTCCAGATCGACGTGATCGAGGATGGCGGCACGCTGGTGTTCCGCTCGCGCGCCAGAGCGAGCCTGCCGGCCACCGAACTCTCTGTGCTGGCCGATCGCGACGACGCACCGCTGTGGAGCGAGACGCGCGGCCATGACAGCGATTTTGCCGGCGAGGCGATCCTCTCCTTCTACGACATGGCGCAGGATTACGAGGCGGGCAGCGCCCGCTCGCGCCGCGTTGCCGCCGCATCGAGCCGGGTGCTGAGTCTCGATCTGCCGGCGGTGATGACGGAAGCCGAGGCGCTGGTGGCGGCCGAAGGACGGCTGCGCGACCACCGTATATCGAGACGCACGGTGGAGCTGTCGATCGGCCCGGCGGAGCTGCAGCTGCAGCCGGGCGACGTCGTGACCGTGGCCGACGGGCCGCAGGGTCGGTTTCTGGTGACCAAGATCGAGGATGGCGACATGCGGCAGCTGTCGCTGCGCGAATTTGCGGCCGGTGTGCCCACGGCCGTTGCCGAGACCAGCAGTGGCCGACGCAGTGCCAGCCGGGCGGCCGAGGCCTATGCGCCAGTGGTGCGCCTGCTCGACCTGCCGCGCCATCAGGCCGGTAACGAGACCGATTTTGCCTGTGCCGCCGTGCTCTCGAAACCCTGGCGGCGCACGGTACTGTCGTCGTCTGCCGAGAGCGAGGCCTATCAGACGCGCGTGGTCCTGGAGCGGCCGGCAGTGCTCGGCGTGCTGACACAGCCGCTGGCACCCGGCGTGTCCGGACGGTTCGATCGGGCCAATATCATCGAGGCGGACCTCTACCACGGCGAACTGGCCTCGGCGTCGCGGCTGGCGGTGCTGAACGGCGCCAATCGGTTGGCGGTGCACGCCGCCAATGGCGCCTTCGAGGTGATCGGCTTTGCTGAGGCGCAGGAAACGACGGCGGGCCACTGGCAGATGGCGACACTGCTGCGCGGGCTGGGCGGCAGCGAGGACGCCATGCGGGCAGGCGCTATCGCCGGGGCCGAGATCGTGCTGCTTGATGCCGCGGTCAAGCCGATCGGACTTTCTTCGGCGGAGGCCGGCCTGACGCTCAACTGGATCGCCGAGGCGGCCGGCACAGGCCTGCCGGCCAGCGGACCCATAACCTTTGCCGGCCGAACGCGGGCCCAGGTACCGCTCTCGCCGGTGCATCTGCGCGGCGCCAGAGGAGCAGACGGCGCGATCCGGCTGTCGTGGATCCGCTGCGGCCGGATCGATGCCGACAGCTGGCTGCAGGCGGAAATTCCGCTCGACGAAGAGGTGGAGCGCTACCGGCTGCGGATCCTTGAGGACGGCGCCATCCGCCGCACCGTCGAGGTCACGGAACCGGCCTATCTCTATGACCAGACCCAGGAGATCGCCGATTTCGGCAGCCTGCAGCCAAGCCTTGCTGTGACCGTCTGCCAGATCGGCCGCGGCATTGCCGAGGGCATCGAGGCGCAGGCGGTGATCACACTGTGACGTCAACACAAACGGGAAAAGGAGACTGTCATGCAGGACTTGAAATCGTGGTATCAGTCGAAGACGATCTGGGGCGCACTGGTGGCGGTCGCTTCGTCGCTGCTGGGGCTTGCCGGCGTGCATTTGGGACTTGACGAGCAGGGCGATCTTGCCGACCTTCTGGTCGGGCTTGGCGGTTCGCTGGGCGGATTGCTGGCGCTTTACGGTCGGATCTCGGCCAAGGCCAGCATTGTCCAACGCTCTCGCAGCGAATGACGTCGGTATATGCGGTGGCATTCATTTGCCATTCAGATGCTGTCCGGTAAAGATCGACCATAAGCAATGGCGTAGCGGAAGAAGTAAAACCTCATGGCATCATCCCTGATCATAGCGAGCATCGCAGCCGGTCTGGCCGGGTCTCCGATGCCGGATGCCGCGGCCTTTGCGCAACCCTTGCCTGTGGTTCAGGTGCAGGCGCAGGGAAACAACGGCAAGAGCCGGAGCGATGGCGGCGGCGATTGCCGGGCGGCGGTCTCAAGGGCGCTCCAGCAATCCGGCGGCACCTTGCTGTCGGTCCGGCCCTCCGGCGGGCAGTGCCTGGTCACGGTGTTGATCCCCGGCAAGGGCAATGCCCGGCCGCGCAAGGAAACCATCCCGGTGCCGCGCTGA